CGGGCCGTGTCCCACCTGCCAGACGCCTTGGAGTCGGCAGAAAGCGCCGCATCAGGGAAAATTTCCAGATAATCATCCCTTTCCAGCAGATTTTTGATCTTCCGGCCAAAGTTCACCGCAAGCTCCGTGGTGTGCGTAGCCTGAATAATCTTCATCGCAGGGTTTTTACCGATCATCCAAGCCGGGAACAGGAAACTCGCAAACTCAGACTTCGTGTGACGCGGCGGCATGTTGATAATCAACCGCTTCAACTCACCACTGGCCACCCTTTCAAGCTTTTCCGCCATGATCTTGTGGTGCCGACCCGCAATAAACTCCGGCCACATTGAACGAACAAAGCTCAAATAGTCCGTCTGACAAGACTCAACCTGCTCAATCTGCGCCAGCCGGTATTCAAGCTTCAGAATCTTCTCTTCCGCTTCCTCTAAGGACTCAAAACTAGAACTATCACTCCGCATAAACACTAGCTCTCGGGGTTAGTAAGTACTCACTTCAATTATAAACATATATGCGATCCGGTAGCTCTCAATTTTTTGCAAAATTTTTGAGGCTCTGGGACTCCTGTACGCGATTTTTTTGAACCGTAGCACGTTTCAGGGACCCCGGCTCACGGCTTACGGGTTTTTTCCGAAAAAAATTGTTCCACGTGGAACATCGATATCGTTTTTCTGTGCTGTTGTTCGTGAGAAACATGGCATTAGTTGCCGCTTGCTTAGCCGCGGTCGCGTTTCGCGGAAAATTCGCCAAAAATCGCGGCCCACGGCCCGCTGACGCGCTCGGCTGGCGGGCCCCACGGGTCCCGCGGACCGCGGCCCACGGGGCGCGGACCGGATACGCGGCGGGACGATTACCGGATACGGGGCGGCGGCCCACGGCCCACGGCTGGCGGTACGTTTCGATGGGTTCTCGGGGCGCGGACCCCGCGCCACGTGTTACGGGTGCGACTTAAAGTAAATTCTCGGGGGCGTTTTAGGGCTTTGTGAAAACTCGGCCCAAAAAAATGGCCTAGACATTGATCCGGCGGGGGTGTTCGTCCAGGGGAGGCGCTGCCGAACAGGTAGCCGTGCCAGAAACCAAAAAGTGTCGCAGACGGCAGGCAAAAAAACCCCGCCTCGGGGGCGGGGTCTGGTGGTGGCCGCTACTGGTTAGCGGCGGGCGGGTATGCGGATCAGATCGCGCTCGAGATCGTCCGAGATCCCCCAGCGGACGAACGTGTCCCCCGTGGGCTTCAGCCTGCCGTTAACCGCTCGATAGATCAGCGGCTCCGCGTTCGCGGTTTTGCAGACGAGATACTCGGACTCATCAGTGAGCCCTTTCGATTGATCAAAGTCCCGTAGGCGCTTCACGCAGAACCAGACCATCATGCTCCCGTAGACCTGTTCGATCGGTGCGATCCGGATCATGACTTGCCGCCCTTAGCGCGCTTAAACTTTACGCCCATCTCCGCCAGTAGCGTTTCATCGAATTTCGCGAATTCTTCCGCGACTTGTAGGAAGGCGGGGTAATGCTTTGCCAGTACTTTGCGGTTCTGGATATCCAGCGCGCAGACTGCGGTGTGGATTCGATCGGCGGCGGTGGCCAGTTCCCAAACGCGGGTCTTCGCTACGCCAACAGTCTCGAGTTCGTTCTGAAAGTTATTAGACATAGTCTGTCTCCAAAGTGACGCCGCAACATTGCGGCCCGCCTAGTATGCGACAAACGCCGGGCAAAAAAAACCCCGCCGTGGCGGGGTAGGTAATAGCCGGAATTGTTCAGGCGATTTTTTGATCAGCCGCGGACATTCTATCGATAGTCTCGCGCAACTGGATATTCGCTCGCTCAGTGTTCTCGAAATCCAAGCGCAGACCCACCAACGCGCTACTGATAATTTTGATGTATTGATCACCCTCGGGACCGCGGCCATCGAGAAACGCCATCACCCTGTCAAAAGTAACAGAGTGTGCCTCGGGCATATCAACCCCATTTAACACGGCGGCCTCGATGACTTCGGCCATGCTGATATTGCTCGAGTCCATTAACTCGAGAATGTCTTCGGCATCATCCGCCGTCACCCCATCGGGCACTTCATCGCATACTTCAAAAGTGGCAGTTACTTCCACGTCATGGTCTTGGCACAAATCAATTCGTATTGCCATGGTTCTAGTCTCCAAAATGAAAGCCGCAACATTACGGCAACGCCAGTGTCGCATACCCCGCGGACAAAAAAAACCCCGCTCGAGGCGGGGTTAGTCGGTGGAGGTTGCTACTCCCCAAACTCACAAGCGGAACAGTAACCGTCCCAAGGCTGAATCAGCACCCCGTGGCGGCATCGATCGGGCCAACCAGCATGGTGCTTATTCTGGCAATCTTCGCAAACCAGTGTGCCCCCATGTATTGATGTGGAGCCGCACCGCATTTCAATCGTGCGCGGCATAAACTCCCCCTCTCGGTAATACGTTTGCGGCACTTTGTTTTCGCACCGCATTAGGAAACCCCGAGACACTTTTTCAGATTAGCAATATCCACCGCATCCCGTCCGGTATGGGTGGGCTTCGCTAACAGTCGCGCAAGGGCGCGCTCCTGCCGCACCCGCTTCCCTTTTTTCCTCCAAGCTTTTGCCATGGTCTTATCCTCCAAAGTCGCCGCAACATTACGGCAGCGCATACTTTCGCATACTTAGCGAATAAAAAAAACCCCGCTCGAGGCGGGGCTTGGTCTCAGTCGATCCCTATCAAATCGGGATTATCCACTACAAAACCGGATCGATCGTGACGGGCTGATCCTTTCGGGGTTAACCCGACGATTTGACCAGTGGCAAACGCGTTCGCAATATCGTCCCGGTCCCCATCGATCACGGGCCGCCCGCGAAACATCCGCGGAAACCCGCCCCGAAAAACTACCGCCACGGGGGCGTCGGTTTGGAAAGCGCGCCGGTTTTGGTTTCGGTATTGGGGCCGCCCGCTATAGCTGAAAATGAGCTTGTAGTTATCGGGGGTTTTTCCAAGTCTCGCCGCAACCTTTGAATAGTCGACAAACAAAAGCTCGGGGTGGGCTTGCGGTATCCCGTACCGCTCCCATTTAACGTCCGAGAGAACATTAAGCCGGACCGCGCCACGCTCGCCGGTGCGCTCACAAAGCTTTGTGAAGTTTGAAAGCTCACGGTGCAATTGCTCGAGAAACCCCGCACGATCATTATGGAAGTATGACGCCTTACCTTGGCGCGCCTCCCGCACGTTATCAAACCGCCCGCGGCCTTGCTCAGAAAGACAGTCCACCATACACCCCGCCGCCTTAGCTCCCGCGCATAGTATCTTATCCGGATAAAGCGATAGCCCCGCATAGCGGAACGGGGCCGCCTTGCCCGTTTTTTTGAGTTTGGGGTTCGCGCCCCGAGTATCTAATAATTGCATTTTTGTATTCTCCAAAGTCGCCGCCAATCGCGGCCCGCTTAGGCTATCGCATACGGCAGGCAAAAAAAAGCCCCGCCGAGGCGGGGCACACTTTAAAGTGTTAGGTTACGCGGCCATGGCCACGCGTTGCCAATCGGATCGGGGCAGGTCCAGTACGCGCCCGCCCAGCTTCTGCCAATCGTCCACACTGTCCGCGTCCGCGGTATGCGCTACCGCCGTGACCGCGTTTACCATTGTGGCACGGGTAACCGGCTGACCGGCATATCCGGACTGCCCGATAGTGGCCAACAGGCCATCCATCAAACTGGCGGTGTCCTTTTTAGTTAACGCCAGCACTTTACCCATGGCCTCGACTGCCGACTGCGGCGAGCCCTCGACTTTGTCATCGTGCGCGGTTTTCATCTTTTCCAGCACTTCGTCAAATGACTCACGGCTAGCGTATGCGGCAGTGACATCCCGCATCTGAAGCGCCAGCGCGTGATTATCAGCGTCCTTTGCTTCGTCAGTAAGCAGGCCCCACGTATCAGCATCGCCTCGAGCGCCGGTGATGTGAGACTTGCGGGTGCGCTTTTCGGTTTGCATACCGTTTAGGCAGGCCAGCGTCCAGAACATTTGGTACACGTTAACGCTACCGCACCCGACTTCGCTGTTAGACATACCAATGCCAAGCGCCATGATGTCGCCCACCGCCGCGCCCTCGCCGGTAATAACCGCAGACTTCAGTCGGAGGTACAGGCGCTTATCAGTCACCGTGCCGTTTACCACTTGCCACTGG